GTACTCTGCAGGTACCATCTATATGAGTTGCAGCAGGTAAAAAATTAACTTTAGCCTTTACAACTTGATTCATATGAGGTACTGGTTCTTTTAGGTTGAAAAAAGTGCTAGCTTCTTCTTCTATAACCGAAGGAGCAAAAGGTCTGAAGCTTTCTCTTTTCTTTATTATTCTGTTAAGTTTTTCTCTCATTTCAGGTCTTCTAGGTGAAGCTAATATACTACGATTACCTAGAGCTCGAGCACCGAATTCCATCTTATCTTGGAACCAAGCTATAATTTTTTGAGAAGCTAACAGTTCAGCTGCTCTTTTTATAAGTTTATCTTCCTCTAGTTTAAAGTAAAGTAGTTTATCGTTGTAGTTTTTGAGCAGCTTTGTAATTTGATGGTCCTGATAGCTTGGACCTAAGTACGGACCTACTCCTGAGTGGGTAGTTAGACAGGCTCCTATAGCTGAACCTGCATCTGATGGAGCAAACGGTATGTGAATAGAATCAAAAAACTTATATGCTAAAGAATTAGCGACTCCATTGTAGGCGCATCCTCCTCCTAAGCATAAATTTTGTGAACCTGTAATATTTTTTGCTGTTTTTACTAATTTCAGAAATTCTGTTTCGTACAGCTTCTGAAGTGCTGCGGCTAAATTCTTGTGCTCCTGCGTCAAGGTGTCTTCTGGCAATCGAGGAGGTAACTCTAGTAACTGGCATAATCTTTTATTAAACATTATTTTTTGGGAATACTCCCAGGTGAAATACTTTTGATATAAATAGAATTTATTAGATGTATTATATAAAACTTTTTCAAGTTTTTTAAGGTATTTAGAAGGATCTCCGTATGGTGCTAGTCCCATAACTTTATACTCTCCCTCATTAGGTCTAAATCCTAAATAAGATGTTATAGTACTGTATAACATACCGAGAGAGTTAGGGAAATCAATTGAGATAAGCTTTTCTATTTTATTCCCTCTAGCTTTAGATATTGTAGTTGTTTCCCATTCTCCTACTCCGTCTACAGTTAATATTGCTGCATCACGGTAAGGACTAGTGAAGTAAGAGAAAGCAGCATGAGAGTAATGATGATCGTGATAAATGATTTTTCCGGTGTACCCAAGGTTCTGTAGTAAAGTTTCCGGAGAGTTATTTTTTCTGTCTTTTTTATACCTCTGTCGAAGAAAAAAAGTTTTAATCGGTCTTTTACTAAAGATAGTTTTGACTCTATCGTCTTTTGTTTCTGGGTTTTCATACCAATGTACTTCGTCAATATCTGTTATTTTCGTAGCCGTTGAATATAATAGCCATTTTATGGTATTTATTGGGAAACTGCTGTCATGTTTTATACCGGTAAATCTTTCTTCTTCAGCGGCAGCGGCTATAACCCCGTTAATAGACATACAGGCAGCTGAATCATGGTAAAATGCTGAAATTCCTAATTTAATCATGAATAAAGTATAAGTTTTTATTTATCTGTTTATCTATAGTCATATTTAGCTGTCCTTGATTAAAGTGTGAATTAGTTTTAGCATCACAAACTAGTGGTTCAAATGTGTTTATATAGTCCTCAACTGTTTTACAATACCTTTTAGAGTACAGTACCATAGACATTTCTTCACTTGCTACACCAATCTTATTTTTTTCACATATGGTAAATAATTCTTCAACTACGGTGCTATCGGTACAATAAACAAATCCAGCGTTAGGTGTTACCCAACTATTGTTCCAACTGTAGTTATATTTTTTTAAACCATCAACCTGTTTATATAAATATTTTTCTATTTTTAAAGGTATATCTTTCCATTCATTTAACACTAACCTTATGTAATCTTTTGGGTAAATGTACAGTGGCATTTGTATTTTTAAGTTTTGTTTGTGTAGCAACTCATAAAATGTGTCATCCACAGGCTTAACCTGTCTTGTGTCCCAATCTAAAAAAACCACTGATCCAAAATCTACACACCCTCTTCTTATGGCATCTAACTTATGGTAAAAAAAAGTATCTGAGTTGTTTAAAAAATCTTCGCCAAATTCAGTAGAGGATTCAGACACCATCATACCTTCTAAACCTAAAGATGATATGTACTCCCAATTGCTTTTACCCCAAACGTATACAAAATCATTCAGGGTGCTTGTTCTAGCAATATTCTGTATTTCTTGTTTATACTTACCGTTGTCGTACTGTAAATCTCCCCAAAAGGCTCTAATAAATCTCATTTATTAAATAAAGTAACTAGGGTTAAAAAAATCTACTTTTAAATTATTTTTCATAATTGCATAACCAAGTCCTACACCTTCTCCAGAACCTATTCCTGTATATCTATTTTCATTTACAGTAGAAATATATTCAAGTACTGGTTTTATTTTCTCTAAACTCATTTGTAAGCCTACCAGGTTAGTATCTCGAGGAATAAATAAATAATGTTCTATGTAAGCTTGGCAGTTAAGAGGGTCTATGTTTTCTTTAATAAGAAACTTTCTCATAGGTTTCCATTCCTTGCCTTTAAATTTTATTTCCGACCACTCAGGTGTGTCGTCTTCCCAAACTCCTTTTATGGTTAATTCACTAAACTGTTTTGCTGCACTAAAAAAACTGTTGTCAATATTGCCTATCCTTCTAGCATCAGAAAAAAATACATCTGTTTTAAATTTTCTAGCTAACATTAAACTAAATAAAAATTTATCAGTATAACTGAATAGAATATTAGGATATTCATAAGTGACATATCTGTCGAACTTGTTTGGTTGATCTGTAAGTATGTGAATATCGTAACCTTGATCTTCAAAGCGTGTTATATTTTTACATACTTGGTCAATATAGTACTCTCCTACGGCAACTGTTGCAAATATCATAATAAAAAAAAAATGGGTAATGCATTACACAGTACCCATAATTTAATTCTTGTAAATTACATTCTTACAGGTTTTCGTACTCGTTAATGAATTCGATAAACCAAGCAATTAGTGTAGTTTCTTTAGCTGCATCCCATGCTGCTGTTAATTCAGTGACAAGTGTTCTGAAATTTACTACGTTTGTATCAGCTGATGTGTCGTAAAAACTGCTTACTGCAGTTGTCATCGATGTAGTACCAGTTTTGATTGCGTTATCAAATAACCAATTAGCTTCAGTACTAATTAAACCATCTAATACAGTAGGTGATAAACTTGTAGATGTCAATCCTATTGAGATTGAATCAATTGCTGCATTTAGATTAGTATCAGTAATCGTTGCTGCTACCATTACATCTAACTTATCTCTTAGTGACTTAAAATTCTTAAATGCAAGTACTTCACTCTCTAAAGTTGTAGCTTGAGTTTGTAAAGTAGCAATCTGAGCCTCTAACGTAGTTACACTTGTAGTAAGTGTTGTTATCTGATCAGTAAGTTCAGTGTTAGTTGCACCTGAATTTGTAATAGTCGTTTCTAAGGTTACTATCTCTGCCTCTAAGGCGGTAACATCCGCTGTAAGCGAAGTCACTTGAGACGTCAAATCAGTTACATCATCATTCAAACCAGCGATAGTAGTTAACTGAGCAGCATTAGTTGCTGTTAACGTATCGTTGTCTGAAGTTAATGTAGTGTTTGATACTGTGAGTGTACTTACAGAGGCCTCTAAAGTTTCTACTTCACTTGTCAAAGTAGTTACTTGAGTTGTAAGATCTGTCACTTGCGTAGTTAATGCGTTTTTATCATTATTTAATTCAATAATAGAATTGTTTAAATTGATTTTTAACGCATCAACGTCTTCTGGAGAAAACCAATCTGATTTCTCACAGCTTACACTAAAAAGTGCAAGTCCGAATAATAAAAAATACTTATTCATAACATAAATTTAGTGGCGGGGGCAGGACTCGAACCTGCGACCTTCGGGTTATGAGCCCGACGAGCTACCTACTGCTCTACCCCGCAAAAGTTTAATTCCCTATTTTAGTAAATAACCAAGCCTTGTCTTTGCTACCAGGTTTAGTTACAACAAATATATCGTTACGTACTCGAAATCCTAAAGTATATTCTTCTTCAATATCTGTACGTATCACTCTAATTTCATTATTGACTAATTCTAATCTACCAGCTGCTAATATTTTATTAGACGTTCTTCTAGTAAATGTATTATTTAGTTCAATAATTAAAACTTCACCATCTAGGTTTACCCAGTATCCGTAGAGTGAAGGGTCTAATTCAGCCTTGTTTTGACTATGACTAGTGCCGACTGTAAATAATAAAAATAATGTTAATAGTAACTTCTTCATTATGCGTCTCCTAGTACAGCTGCTGATGAATACTCATCTAACAACTTAGTTACATGTGCTTTCGCAACACTATAATCGACCGGTCCAGTTTCGTCCTCATACTGTACAGGGTCATCCACACCCAATGCGATGAATGCTTCAATCCTTTCAACAGATGATGCTGATTTGTAGTCACTATTACCGCTAGGATAGGGCTTGTAAGAAGTATTAGTACGTTTGTAAACCTCATCAAATAAAATTCCAAACTCGTTAACCAATTCTTGTCCATTTTGTAATATTCCAAGTTTATCTGTGTTTATGTAAGGTATATAAAATCCTACCTTATCTGCATCCCAGTTTCCTATTTGAAATGCTTCATAATCAGCATCTCTAAACTCTTGTCTACAATCTGGGTAGATTGCATGATCACCAGCATGAATACCTAATGCGATATCACACTCCTCTCCAGTCTTTTTAGAAATAGATAAAGCAACTGCTTGAGTAAGAGAAGAGAAAATTTTATTTCTATTAGGTACCACAGTCGCTACCATATTTTCTTCTTCGTAATGACCTTCCGGTACATCATCACCACCTTCAACTAAGTTAGAATCTAATAGATTTACTAACCCATCCAGTTTAATAACTTGATAAGTAACTTTTTGACCATTTTCATTTAAGTAATCTACTAATGATTGAGCTCTTTCAAGTTCTACTCTATGCTTTTGACCGTAATCGAAAGATAAAGCAGTAACATTATCAAAATCTGATAAGCATCTGAGTAATAAAGTTGAGGAGTCCATCCCTCCTGAAAGACTAACTACGACATTTTTTGCCATTTTTATATAATATTAAATTTGCCAGGTATTATAAAGCGTATAGGCAAACGCTATTCTAATATAGAAGTTAAGGAATTTTTTACATTTTCCCAACGTTCTACATAACTTTTTAAATCGTAAGTTTTACCTCCTTCGTTAAGTAGCTCATTAGCTACCATTTTCAAAGCACTTCCAAAGGTAGAAGGGTAGCCTAAAGTTTTAATATAAGCTGTATCATTTTCTCCTTTTATAACTCTTTCATAAACAGTATACCCTCCAGTTTGAGAGCGTGTAACAAAGTACGGCTCCATTACTGGGTCTTGAATAACTGTGTCGTTGTTTGGTATTGAATTAGGATTTCGTAACATTTAAGATAGTATTAGTTCAGTTAATTCGTTGGCAGATAATCTACCACTCTTTTTTATTTCACTTCCGTCTTCTCTAATGAGCACTGTGGTAGGAACAGATTCTACTTTGTATTTTGCAGCAAATCCGGATGTATCTTTATCGATATCAATATTTATAACATCTATTTGGTCTTTGTAAGCAGGTACTACTTTTTCCCAAACTTTATTATATACCTTACATGGACCACACCATGTAGCATAAAATTTAATAATTTTTTTTGCTGCCATAATGTTTATTTACTTTATTATAATGATCGGACTTAGAAAACTTCTTACCTTTTATAGGATCATCTTTTTTCATGTATTTATCTCTATAACTTTTTAACGTAGGTAGCCATTCCATTAGTTGGGTATACCTAGACTTCGCACTTATTTTGCTCATATAACTTATTTATTACTAATATACGAAAAAAAGATTAAACTATCAACTAAAAAGTGCATAAAAACTAGTTATACCGCCAAAAGAACCTGATGTTACAGTAAGAGTAGTATTGGTAGAAAGTTCAGTACCACTAGACGCTGCATCATACCAGCCGTCAAAAGTAAAAGGGTAGGTAGCTGTTGCTTCAGCAGTGAAAGAGCTATATACATTGTAATCTATACCGTATTCTATACTTGCTGTTGAAGCAGCAATAGAGTCAGGAGAAGTTATTTCAACTGTACTGTTACCATCTGAAGTAAGGGTGTATACTATTGTATTAGGATCTACTGGGGGTATGTATAAACTTCCTGTCTGACCAAGACATTCACCAGAAGTACACTCTGCTATAAAAGTAGTTACATTATCTGGTACATCAAAGGTTAGACTATTAGAAGCAAAATAAGATGCCGATATACTTGAGGTAAGTAAGTTACTAGCTGTTATAGATGTATGGTAAAAGTCTAATACAGTTAAATCACTCCCAAGTAGTACATTCGATAAGGTAATTCTCTTACTCATATATTATAAATAGGTTAACCATCACAGCTTAAACAGTCTAGAGAAGTTCTACTCCCTATATCTCCGTTTATTACTGAGTCTGTTCTTAAATAATATAAGGTTTTTATTCCTAATCTCCAAGCTGTTTGGTGAACTTCGTTGATAAACTTAGGACTATCAGTTGGGTCGAAAGCTAAGTTAAGTGATTGTGTTTGATCAATATATTTCTGTCTTGCAGCTGCTTGTTCTACCAATTGTAGTTGGTTTATTTCAGCAAACGTTAAAAATATAGGTTTATCTTCTGCTGGCATTACATCTTCAGGTAAGTTAGCTATACTACCTCTATCTTTCATTATTTGATCCCATACCTCTTCGGTATTTGCACCTTTGTCTTCTAAGTAAGACTCTAATGCAGGATTCTTTCTAATAAATGTACCTTTTGCTGAATTAAATGTATAAACATTAGCTGGTACTGGTTCAATACCTGCTGAAACTCCTCCAGATATAGTACTATTTGATACTGTTGGTGCAATAGCAAGTAAGTGAGAGTTTCTTTGACCGGTTCCTCTACACCATACAGGTTCTCCGTACTCATCAGCAAGCTTTCTTGAAGCTGCTTCTGCTTTATTTCTAATATCTGAGAATATCTGGTGTGTTAATGAGGTGGCCATTAAAGAAGCGAAAGGAATTCTTTCATTTTGCAGTAAAGTATGCCAACCTAACACTCCTAAACCTATAGCTCTACCTTTTTTAGCTGATCTATGGGCTCTTACTAGTGATTCTCTTCCAGAAGTTTTTGCTAAGAACTCTTCTAATACTCCATCTAAAAAATATATTGCGGTTTCTACTAGGTCCGTGTTTTTCCATTCATGCCATTTAGTAAGGTTAACAGATGATAGACAGCAAATGAATGAATGCTCATCATCTGTATGTAAAGTAATTTCTGAACAGATATTAGTCATACTAACATCCAGATTGTTCTTTTTATATGCAGGTGGGTTAGCATTATTAACATTATCACCAAACATAATATACGGTTCTCCTGTTTCTACTCTAGACTTCAATATTTTAACCCATAATTCCATTGCCTCAGCGTCTCTATGCTCTAGTTTTTGCATAAAGTTATCATCCACTACAACGCATTGGTGTAGGTTTAGACACTGTCTATTAGGGTCTCCTTTAGGTCTACGGATCTCTAGGAATTCATGTATGTCTGGGTGATTGATATCTAAGTTTACAGAAGCCGCTCCACGTCTTACTGCACCTTGATTTGTTGCTATAATGGTTGAATCATATATTTTAGCCCATGGAACGATTCCTTCTGATTGTCCCATATCGTCTTTACCTATTTTATTACCTCTTCCTCTAACTTTAGATAATCCAATACCAACTCCTCCACCGAGGGAAGTCAATCTCATGAGTTCAGCATTAGTGAGTCCAATACCTCGTATCGAGTCGGGTGTGTCGATACCGAAACATGAGATTGGTAATCCTCTATCAGTTCCTGTGTTTGAGAGTACAGGAGAGGCTAAGTTCAACCAACCCTTCCACATGTAACGAAAAAATTTATTCGCTAAATCTGGTCGGTCAAGTCTTTTTGATATTCTTTCAGCTACTCTTCGGTATGCTGTTTTTGGAGTTTCTCCAGGCATTAAATATCCTTTAGATATAGTTGCCAAAGAAACTTCATTCATCCATTCTGGGTAGTCTTTTCCGGATTCCCAATTGGAAGTATCTACTACTGTACTCATATTAAACTTCTTTTTGTTCTTTTTATAAATGGTAATAATACCTCTTTTGCGTATGCTTCATGCCCTGCTTCATATGGATGTCCATACTCAAGGTTAAAATTTTCTCTTCCTATATACTGTTCTTTATTCTCATGAAATTTACACCACTCCCAGCATCCTTTAGTGTCGGCAAATGTACTTAAATCAACGAATTCGAAATAATTCTTAACATCTTTATGTAAAAATTCAATATGTTTAAAAATATTCACAAACGTTGACATAAAGTATTTAATGTTTTTACTTTTTAAATAGTTTTGAACCAGTAAGATATTATCGATAGTGTTCATATATACATCTTCGTTAGTGTGTATATACTTGAGAAATGCTTGATCAAATTCTGTATCCCAAGCTCCGTTACCAATTTCCCATACTTTTTCCCCATCAGGCCATAAATTTGTAGGATTTTCAATCCAGTCACTAACAACAGGTATTGGGGAACTATTAGGGTCTTTAAATTTATGTATTCTATCTGGTCCGCTCCACATTACGCCAACTAAGATTTCGCTGGGATCTAGAGTTTTTAGAAGCTCTTCTACCTGTATAATAACCTTACGTGATATAAGTCCATTACCGGTACTTGCCATACCTACGTTTGTAAGTTCTAAATTTAAGTCCTGTGCTACAAACGTTGGCCAATTCCAAGGTTCAAAAGTAAAGCTGCAACCGCTTGCTATTAAATGCTTTAACATAACTTTTATTTAAAATGCATTTGACCAGTCTAAGTGTCCTTTACTATAATTCGTTACTCGATTTGCAAAGAAATCTGTGTGCTGTTTACCAGCTATTACTGCATCAAACCATTTCATAGTTTTTAATGCACCTTTATCTATATCAGCTGCTGGGATGATAGGTTCTAATCCTAAGTCAGACATTTTTGTATTAACTCTATGTCTGATAAAATTCTTTAACTCTTCTTTAGATAAATTTTCTAAATCACCCATTTCGAAAATCTTATCGATAAAATCAAATTCTAATTTTAGAGCTAAATGAGCTGATTCTTCTATTTCTTTTACTAGTTTTTTAGTTTTAAATTTTGGATTTTCTTCCATAAGAGTTCTAAATAACCAGCAACCTGCTTCTGAGTGAAGTGATTCATCTCTAACAGACCATTCTACTATTTGACCTACTCCTTTTAATTTATTTCTCATCTTAAAAGATAGTAAAACTGCAAAAGAACTGAATAGGTTCACACCTTCCGTAAACGCAGAAAAAATCGCTAGTGACTTAGCTCTATCATGCCAGTTAGCTGTTCCATCGTGATTATCTCTAACATTCATTAACGATTCTATCTTTGCCATCGTAGTTTCATCTTCTAAAAACTCAGCAAAGTTATCTAATCCTAATTGTTCATTTAATAAAGAGTAAGCTTCCGCATGGATAGTTTCAGAAGAACCTAATGTTGTACCCATCATAATAATTTCAGGTTTTCTGAACCATTTTGTTACTAGTGTTGACCAGTAATCATTTACTATTGTTTCTGTTTGGGCAAACCCTTTTAAAATCCCTCCTATAATATTTTTTTCGTGAGGTTTCATATTTGACTTCCAGTCAGTTACATCTTGTGCCATTGGTACTTCTGTGTGAAGCCAGTGTGCTTGTTGCTGCTTTAACCAGTAATCGTATGCTTTAGGGTATTCGAAGGGCTTATACACAACTCTTTCTTTTAATAAACTCATATATCTTTATATATTACTTAGGTGATTAGACAAAAACACCCGTCAGACTTTTGTCTTTCGGGCCTTTAATAAATAGAATATATATTCCACATTTAGCCAAAAAAATTACAATAATTTTGCCATTGCTTCTCGAGAAATAGTAAACTTAGGTTTACCTTCCTCCTCAGGTATAAGATCTTCAGCGGATGCCTTACCTTCGAAAGTTATATGTCCATTATTTGTATCCATTTTAACGTTATACGTCATACCGTCTTGGCCGTAACGGTTCTTCATAACGTGCACACGCCCTGTACCGAGTACTTTATCTTCTTTCTGTCTAGAAAGTGATAAACAGATATCTGCTACCATCATCTTGTCGTAACTACCTGCTGCTTTATCTCCTTCTATTACATTATCTTTAGCTCCCATTCTATTAACCTGAGAAGGTGTAAGGACAGGTATCTTTAAGTCTTTTGCCAGTCCTTTAGTAGCTATAAATACATCATCGATTTCATCTTTACGTTCGGCAAACTTACCTCTAGAGGGTGCTCTTAAATAATCAACATAGTCAATAATAACTAAGTCAGGTTTATGATCCATATCCATACATTTTTGAATATGAGACTTTATTGTATTTACAGTTGCTCCTTTAGGTGGGTATTCTTTTACTATTAACTTACCTTTTAAGTTATCTACATACGTTTGAACTTCCTTACGGTGTTTATTAACTTCATCAATAGAGTACCCTGTAAAGTAGCAATCAAATCGTTTACCCACATAGTCCTCTCCGAGTTCGAGCGTATAGTAATTAACTTTATAACCAAGAGAGACGGCATGAGCAGCAATAGCAACCATTGTCCAACTTTTACCACCTCCAGGATTACCAAAAATAATACCAAGGTCACCAGGTCCAAATCCTCCTTGAATACCGTCGTTAAGTATAGGCCAAGGACTAGGAATAGTAGGACGGTAGTCAGTTCTATACCTAGTTTCAACATCTTTATTATATTCATGTCCAATATTTTTATCCATACCAGCTTTCATAGCCTTTTCAACCTGGTTTCTTATACCGTCAAAGTCTCCCTGTTTAAGTAAATCAGCTGAGTTAAGTATAGCTTTTTTCATTTCTTGATTCTTACAGAAAGTTTGAAACTCCTCTTGAACATATTCTAAATCATCTTGAGAAGCTTCATAAGAGTTTCTTAACTCTTCTTTAAGTGCTACCTGAAGTACTTCGTTTTCAACTTTTAATAACTCTACTTTGAGTACATCCATAGTAATATTGGTATGGTATTTGTCAAAGTAATCGACAATTTGAGTAATTATCCACTTATGAGAATCAGCATCAAAGTAATCTTCATGCATTACATCTCTAACGTTAAGTAAAAACTTTTTATCTGTGAGTAGCGATCCTAAGACCTTTAATTGGAACCCCTTCCCGTACTGCTGTAAGCTCTTTAATGTCATATAAAACCTTTGTTTTAATATAGTTATTTTTTATCTAATAGCCAACTACTAGACTGTATTTTATCTCCTAATCCATCAATTAAACTAATACCGTATTTCTTACATGTATTTGCTTCTGGGATAGTATTGTTGTTTTGGTCTCCACCGTTAGCAAAAGATAAAAAGTGAGTATCAGTAAATCTCTTAGCTAAGTACTTTAATGTAGCATTTTGAGTTTTATCTTTATCTACTGAAATAAAAGCAAAATCTACGTATTTCAAAGATTCAACAATAAGAAGCCTTTCATTTTCATTCATAAATTCTTTAGAGCCTTTAAGTTCCCTTTGAAAATCTGAGTTAACTATAACGATCAACATCGGTGCTAGTTCTTTAGCTTTACTAAATAACTCTAAATGTCCTTTATGAAGTGGGTTAAAATAACCACTAACTATAATTGCTTTATTTTTTAAATGATTCATAATACTGTTGTTAGTCCTCTAAAATTCTCTAACCACCCCTCAGTGTTTTTTGTAATACCCTCGATCTTATCTTGATCTAATAAATGTAAAAAAGCTCCTGACTGTAAATCAGGTACTGGTGCTTTTATAACCGACTCTACGTATTCAATCTCACTCTCATCTAGTGCAGTATCATGAAGATCCATGAGCTGGTAGTTGGTAAGTACTCTTTCCCAGTTATGAATAATCTTAGGAAAGATTTTTTTACCTTCTAATTTTTTTTCTGCAACCATATAGATATACTCTAAGTCAGTCTTTTCAGTCAAAAGTTTTGGAAACTCTGATATTATGGTTTTTATTCCTAATCCTTTTACACCTTGTAAGTTATCAGAGTTATCACCTAATAATGCTTTAACAATATTGTAGTTTGTAGGTAATACTTTAAGTTCTTCAAAGATGTTAGTTTTATTAAAAGTTTTCTTTTTTACTGGTGCGTATACTTCAATGTTATCGTCTATTAACTGTAAGAAGTCTTTATCAGATGAAACTATAGTAACTTTTTTACCTGACATAGAAGCATTTTTAGCTAGGTATGCCATTATATCATCAGCTTCTAACTTTTCCATTACCATCTGCTGGACTGGTAGGCATTCCAAATAATCTTGAGTCCTGTACAACTGTCCTATAAGTGCCTCTGTCTCTTCTTCTTTAGTGTCGTATAGTCCCCAATGGGTTATTCTTGACGTAGCACGTTGGGCTTTATAGTTAGGGTCAATATTCTTTCTATTTCCAGATCCACCCTTACCGTCCCACACAATAATGATCCTTGTGGGGTCAAAAATGCGTGTAACGTATCCTAAAGAGCGAAGAAAACCCACCAGGCCACCAACATGGGCACCTGATGGATTCATCGCTTTGAGCAATGAGAAACTACGAATTAGCATATTCATAGCATCTACGACCAAGATATGGTCGTTTAGAGCTCGGGGTGGGGTCTCTTTTAAGTTGTTTAAAATATCGTCGTATGCCACTAATCTAATAAATTAGGAGTTATAGTATCTTCTTCTAAATCTCCTTCTTCGATTAGATCAAAGTCTAAGCTACCGACCAGTTTCAACCAATGATCTTTATGAGCATCTTTATATTTATCGATTGCTCTTTTATCATCTTCTATAAAACCGTGTGAAGTCATAACTACTCTACCCCTAGACTGTACTCCTCCTATGTGATTCTTTTCTATTTGTACGTTAGTACGTTTAGCAAACTCTACCTGCATACCATTTTTAATGGCTTTAATCTTAGATGTACCAGGATTAGTAATGTTACCAAAAGTAACTACTAAAGTAGCATCATACCACATAGACATTCCACCTTTATTTTGAAGCTTAGGTTGACCCATAGGCGATTCAGGTTTCATAGTCCATACTTTATTGATAGCTACAAGAGTGTTAGTATAAGGAGAGTTCTCTTTTCTAGATAATAAAATTTTCTGATTTAGGTTGTTACCAAACTGAGTAGACATTGCACCAGCATTCCATTCATTATTATTCTTATTAGAACGTACTGAAAGGTCGCAGGGTACTGAGCCAATACTATCCCAGAAGAAACACATGTCGTAAGGTAAGTTACCTTTAGCTTGTTCGTCCATAAGATCAGCAATATAAACTGCTACATCTTCAATAGTATTTAACTGTCCTCTATCAGCATATAAGAAATGCCCTTCATAGTCGGTTACAGTTCCGTTAGCATCCTTAACTTCCTCAAATTGTAATCCCATCTCTTTTGCATGTTCCCAAGACCACTTCATCTCGGTAATAATGAAGACCGGGAGAATGCCCAGCTTTTGAGCATTCACCGCAGCTTCTAATAGGGCAGTTGTTTTGCCCGTATCACTATGTCCACGCAAGAGAGTGATATGTCCGGTAGGAATACCGGGTAAGGAAGTAATGTCTTGAAAGGCTTTGGATAGTGGAATCCATCCTTGCTCTTTAAATTTTACAGAAGCATTTGAATAACCTTTCTTCTTTTTGAAATTACTAAGATTAAAAGACTTTTGTACGGCTGCTGTAGCTTTTTCTAGTGTCTCTTTTTTCCCAGCCATTATTCGTTGAATAAATCGTTAAATTCAGATACTTTATCTTTTTTACCTTCTGTAGCAGTTTCTAACGTAAAGTCAGATTTAGGAGGACTTGTACTTTCTGGTGTAGTTGTACTTGTAGAAGTAGCTTCATCTGATCCAGGATTCAAATAATTTTGAAGTTGTTTTTTGATAAAGTCGTAATCATACTCTGTATGTACTTCTACTGGGTTTGGCTGAGTTTTTAACCATAAATCTACCTGATCATTATTGTCTGATAAAGGTGTTTGTTTAGGTTTAATTCTTACAGTAGTTTCAGGGTAAGGATTACCTTGTGCTTGTTCTACAACCATATCCCATCCGTTGATAACGTCTGTGAAGTCTCCGATATCTTCGTCCTCTGCTAAAGCAAGTAATGCTTTATAGATAGTAATACCGAATCCCCATAGTCTAACTCCTTTATCTTCTTCTCCTCTTACGATTACAGGAGCAAAGATTCTAGTTTTAGGGTTGAGTTTTCCTGATAGAGACCAGTTGTCTTTATCGTTAGTCTTTCTTAGTTCTTTTACGAACTCCTCGATAGGGTCTTGCTTACCAAAGTTTGATAAAGCAACCATCGGGTACTTACCAACTCCATAGTGGAATTTTAATTCTTTGAATGGGAATGCAGGATCATAAGCAGAAGGAACGATACGAATCGTTTGCTTACCTAATTCCGGTTTCCAAAAAATTGTTGAGTAATCTGTTTTCTCTCTTTGCTGGCCGCTATTATTTAACGTATCCAGCTTTGCGCGTATAGCATTTAAATCCATATAACTTATTTTTATTTATAACTTTTTATACTAATAATATAAGAACTTTTTTTTAGTTCTCCAACTCTATAATCTTATAAAGTTTAGTGTTAACCCTTTTGAGTTCAGGTCCTTTGGTCAGAAGTACACAGTTTCTGTAGTCTGGCCAGTTTATACGGTAAGAAGTGTCAAGTACTCCTCCGTTGAGCTCTTTAATGAGAGTGTTTAGTGCGTTTATTGTATAAAGGGTATTAGATTCTTTTTTACGGTGCACTAAAATAGTATTTTCTAAGAAAGTTCCTATATTTCCAAAATCTACGTTATAAGTACAGATGTACTCACCTTGTGATTTAGAATATAAAACAAAAATTTTATTATATATGATCTTGTACCTTTCTTGAATTTGCTCCAATACAGAATCTAAAGTCTCTTCAGTAGTAAAGGTACAGAATAGTTTATTACTCATATCTTCATTTAAATATATCGGCTCGATGTCATAATCGAATACCGTACTCACAACATTTTGTGTCATATATAAATATCTTTTTTGTTCTATAACATAAGATCTTTTGCGTATTTGAATTTAATTGGATATTTACCATCAGATTCAAGTATCTCTTTAAGGTTCTCTAGTGTTTCTTTTCCATCTTCCTTAAAAAAATCAAAAAGTAAAGCGTCGTATGTATACAGAACTAATTTAGTTTTTTTATTTTGTAAGTATCTAAGTACTTCTTTTAAGATAAGAATGTTTCTTGAAGTTTCCAAACTTTGCATTATATAGTTCATTAACTTCTGAGGATTCATATCTTTTAACTCCTTAGTGAACGGTTTATTACTAATTGGCGCCAAGACTCTTCCGTTAGTTTCGTATTCGGTCCAAAGACTTTTGATAAACCCATCGATTTTTTCAAACACGCTGAGAAAAGCGTATTTCTCTGGTATCTTTCCGTAAATTGCGTGAAAGTTAATCTGTTTGGCTTGATTGTATTCTTCATCTGTTATTTCTTCTTTGTTAAAGTATTGTTTTGCTAGCTGCTTATGAGCTGATTCATCTGTGAGAGGGTATCCAATCTGTTCACAAAGTAAACGAAGGTGATAACCATCAAAATCCAGCTCAACAAAATAATCCCCGGTCGGATGAAAACATTTCCTGTGTTGTTCGCTCTTAGGTATAGCAGCGAAATTAACGCTATTAAAAGCATTAGTAGGTCTAGAGGTTGCATTGTATAAATTATAAGAGGTTAATACTGTATTATCTATTATGTTATGTAGAGCATTACGTGGACTAAACATTTTTACAAAATTATCATAATATATACCGAGACCAGATTGTTCGAGTAAGAAAAATACGTTAGTTGCGGTCTTATTATAAAAATCGAATCCAGATGGAAGGTCATATTCTAACA